TGTCTAGTCCTGAAATAGGTTTACACCTGTTTCACCCTAACGCCCGATGCACCGCATCGGGCGTTTTGTATTTCAAGGACAAGTGCGGACGCTCCTGGTTGTAGATCAAGATTGCATCCCGCACCATCTGCTCCGCTTGTGCCAGGTCTGTCGGCCGGTGGAGCAAGAGTTCGGTTTTCAAGATGCCGTTAACCCGCTCTGCCTTGGCGTTTTGATAGCAATCGTAACCATCGGTCATCGAGCACGTAATGCCATGTTTGGCATGGAGCTTTTGATAAAGCGCTGAGCAGTACTGCACACCTCGATCCGAGTGATGAACCAGTTGCTGGCGTGTTCGACGTGTCTTCAGCGCCATACGCAAGGCTTGGGCCACCGAGTCGGCATGCAGGCTGCCATGCACGTGATAACCGACAATTTTCCTCGAGAAGTCATCCGTCACCAAGCTCAGGTAGACCGGATCATCCCGTTTGGTGGATAGGTAAGTAATATCCGCCACCCAGACCTGTTCCGGACCGGAAGCGGCGACTTGCTGCGGGCCAGGCTTGAGTAGATTGGGATGGCAGTGAAAGTGATGATGGCTGTCGGTCGTCTTGTGATAGGCCCGTTTCCTGCGAACCAACTGCCGATGCTCGCGCAAAACCTCAAACAAACGATCCCGACCAACATGCAGCTCTGGCTTATCGTGCTTCTCATGCATCATCGCGTGCAGTTTGCGGGTGCCCAGGCAGGGTTGGCGTACGCGGATCTCCTGCACAAACTGCACGAGTTTCTGATCCTGCTCGATCCGGGCTCGATAGACCCGATCGCGTTTGTAAAAGGCTTGGCGACTGATCCCCATAAACTGGCAAGCCCTGCTGACACTCAGGGTTTTGGTTTGCGCAACGACTTGCCGGGCCGCTTTTTTACGACGGATACGCCGTAGTCGTTCTTCAGAACATCGACCACGTCTTCGAAGAATTTGGCTTTCTGATTCGCCAGCGCCAACTGCTCCTCAAGCTCTTTGATTCTCTGCTCGGGCGTTAATGGCAAAGTAGGTTCGTCCACCGGTCGGACCCTCTGGGAACGAATGGAAGCGCCTTGGCTCCAGTCCTGCCGACCATGCTTGCGTAACCAAACCAACACCGTCGACCGGCCCTGAATCCCATAGCGCCGTTGAGCCTCTTTATAACTCAACTCGCCTTTTTCGACTTGGTCGACAACCGACAATTTAAAAGTCAGTGTGTAATCGCGCTGACTGCGTTTTGCGCTCGTATCCATTGCACCTTCCTGATGAGAAGTCAGAAGGTGTAAACCTTATTCAGGACGGAACAGCCGCAAGTAAAAAGCCCCGACTGGTTCGGGGCTTTTTGTTGTCCCTGTAGGAGCCGGCTTGCTAGCGATCCAGACCCCGCGGTTAACCAGACAAACCGCGTGATCGTTCATCGCCAGCAAGCCGGCTCCTACAGGGGGGGGGGACCTCAGGTTTGTAGTTTCGCGTTGTAAGTCTTTGCTTACTCTTTCGTAAGTGTTCGTTATTTTTACACCTTGGCAGACGACTATTGTTTGTCTGATCTTGCTTTATCTTACTGATATTTATAGATATTTATAAAAGTTAAGCGCATATGACAGCCGGTTTTTGCCTGGGAAGGCGATTGCGCTTGCCCGGGAACTCTCTAGTATTCAGGTTGTGTCGACGGACAGACACGCCCTTCAAGGATGAGGGGAAAGGACATTGCAGGACGCGATTCATCAGGACGATGAAAAGGAACACAGGGAATAGGGAAAAAATGTGGGCGGGTCAAACCGCCCCTTTTTTTTGCCTTTTTTTTGGTTGGGATGCCGCTTCATTTTCAGCGTGGGTACGGTCTCTTGTAGGAGCCGGCTTGCTGGCGAAGATCGTTAACGATAACACGTGATGTCTGAATCAACGCGGCGTATTTGAGTCCATCGCCAGCAAGCCGGCTCCTACGGGTTTTGCGTTATCCGTGTTTCCAGGGGGCTATGAAGAACCTTTTCCGCCTGTAGAAAAGCAAAAAGGCCCGCAAGGGGCCTTTTCGGGAACGCGGGGCAAATCAGCGTTCGAGGTCTTTGATCTTGCCTTTGACGCCATCCCACTCTTCGGCATCGGGCAGCGATTCTTTCTTCTCGGTGATGTTTGGCCAGATTTCGGCCAACTCAACGTTCAGCTGAATGAATTCCTGCATCTCTTCCGGGACCTCATCTTCAGAGAAGATGGCCACGGCAGGGCATTCTGGTTCACACAGTGCGCAGTCGATGCACTCATCCGGGTGAATCACCAGGAAGTTCGGGCCTTCGTAAAAGCAGTCCACCGGACAGACTTCTACGCAGTCGGTGTACTTGCACTTGATGCAGTTGTCGGTGACGACGAAGGTCATTTCTAATTTTCTCCTCAGGCGGCGGCAGCGGAGCCCCTTCACGTTGGGGTCGCCAGGTTTGGGAGCGATAGTCTGCAGACCAGGCTATTAGCCTGCAGCATCCCAAACCGCGCGAGATTCTAACAGCTTGCAGGCAAGTGCGTTAGATCCGTGTCTTTAGTGTATAGAGCATTTCTAGCGCGCGACGCGGCGTCAAGTCATCCAGATCCAGTTTGGCCAGTTCATCGAGCACCGGATGCGGCAGGCTGGCGAACATGTCGCTCTGCTGTGGCGCGGCCGGTTTGCCTTTGGCTGCCTTGGGCACTTCATGGGGCAGCGCGGTGGCTTCCAGTCGACCCAGGTGCTCGCGAGCACGCACGATCACTTCGCTCGGTACGCCGGCCAGTTGCGCCACGGCCAGGCCGTAGCTCTGGCTGGCAGGCCCGGGCAGCACGTGGTGCAGGAACACGATGCGTTCGTTGTGTTCGGTGGCGTTGAGGTGCACGTTGGCCACCAGCGGTTGCGCTTCCGGCAACACCGTCAACTCGAAGTAGTGGGTGGCGAACAGCGTGTAGGCTCGCAGGTGCGCCAGGCGTTCGGCTGCGGCCCACGCCAGGGACAAGCCGTCGAAGGTGCTGGTGCCGCGACCGACTTCGTCCATCAGCACCAGGCTGCGCTCGGTGGCGTTGTGCAAAATGTTGGCGGTTTCGCTCATTTCGACCATGAAGGTCGAACGCCCACCGGCCAGGTCATCGCTGGAACCGATCCGGGTGAAGATCCGGTCCACCAGCGACAATTCGCAACTGGCCGCCGGTACGAAACTGCCGATGTGCGCCAGCAACACGATCAATGCGGTCTGACGCATGTAGGTGGATTTACCGCCCATGTTCGGACCGGTGATCACCAGCATGCGAGTACTGTCGTCGAGGCTCAGGTCATTGGCCACGAACGGCGTGGTCAGCACTTGCTCGACCACCGGGTGACGACCCTGGCTGATACGCATGCACGGCTCATCGACGAAGCGCGGGCAGTTCAGGTCGAGGTTCAGCGCGCGTTCGGCAAGGTTGCTCAGCACATCCAGTTCGGCCAGTGCCGCGGCGGTGTCCTGCAGCGGTGGCAACTGGGCGATCAGGTCTTCGAGCAGCGCTTCGTAAAGCATCTTTTCGCGAGCCAGGGCGCGGCTCTTGGCCGACAGTGCCTTGTCTTCGAATGCTTTGAGTTCCGGCGTGATAAAACGCTCGGCGCCTTTCAGGGTCTGGCGGCGGATGTAGTCGGCCGGCGCTGATTCGGCCTGCTTGCTCGGCAGCTCGATAAAGTAACCGTGAATGCGGTTGTACCCGACTTTCAGGTGCGACAGACCGGTGCGGGCCTTTTCGCGTGCTTCCAGATCGATCAGGAACTGCCCGGCGTTTTCGCTCAGCGATTGCAACTCGTCGAGTTCGCTGTCGTAACCGGTTTTCAACACGCCGCCATCGCGGATCACCGCAGGCGGGTTGTCGATGATGGCTTTTTCCAGCAGTGCCGCCAGTTCCGGGTAGGTGCTGGTGGTCTTGGCCAGTTGAATGATGTGCGGCGCTTCGAGCTCGGTCATCGCCACTTGCAGCTCAGGCAGAGCACCAAGCGCATCGCGCAGACGAGCGAGGTCGCGAGGACGGGCATTACGCAAACCGATTCGCGCGAGAATCCGCTCGATGTCACCGATTTCCTTGAGCTGCGGTTGCAGCTTTTCGAAGCGGTAGCCGTCGAGCAGGCACGTGATCGAGGTCTGACGCGCGAGCAAAACCTTCAGGTCGCGCAACGGCCGGTTCAGCCAGCGGGTCAGCAGACGACTGCCCATCGCGGTCTGGCAACGATCGACCACCGATTGCAGCGTGTTGTCGCGACCGCCGGCCAGGTTGGTGTCCAGTTCCAGGTTGCGACGGCTCGCGCCATCCAGCACCACGGTGTCGTCCAGACGCTCATGGCGCAGGCTGCGCAAATGGGGCAGGGCGGTGCGTTGGGTTTCCTTGGCGTAGCTGAGCAGGCAACCGGCGGCGCCGATGGCGAGGGTCAGGTTCTCGCATCCGAAACCTTTCAGGTCCTGGGTCGAGAATTGCTGGCAGAGACTTTTCAGCGCCGAGTCGCGCTCGAAATCCCACGGCGCACGACGACGAACCCCGCGGCGTTTCTCCGCCGGCAAATCTTTCGGCCAGTCATCCGGGATCATCAGCTCCACCGGATTGACCCGCTCCAGTTCCGCCAGCAGGTTTTCCCAGCCCTTGATCTCCAGCACGGTGAAGTTGCCGCTGGTGATGTCCAGCACCGCCAGCCCGAACAGACGCTCGTCACCCAGCACCGCCGCGATCAGGTTATCCCGACGCTCATCCAGCAGCGCTTCATCGCTGACCGTGCCCGGCGTGATGATCCGCACCACCTGACGATCCACCGGCCCCTTGCTGGTCGCCGGATCGCCGACCTGCTCACAGATCACCACGGACTCGCCGAGCTTGACCAGTTTCGCCAGGTAACCTTCCGCGGCGTGGTAAGGAATCCCGCACATCGGAATTGCCTGACCGGCCGACTGCCCACGGGCGGTCAGGGTGATGTCCAGCAACTTGGCGGCCTTCTTCGCGTCTTCATAGAAGATCTCGTAGAAGTCACCCATGCGATAGAACATCAGCTGGTCGGGGTGCTGGTTCTTCAGGCGCCAGTACTGCTGCATCATTGGCGTGTGAGAGGACAGATCGGTGAGTGCTTTATTCATCGGATATCAGGCAAATTCGTTGAAAGGTGTAGGGCAAAGGAGGGACATCGGCCCGGCTTTTCCGCGATGGGCGCAAGGTTAACATGGGCGGTCCACCCGACGCAGGCATGAAAGCCGCGGGATACATTTCTGCAGCTTATGCACGAATTATGCAAAACAGCATTTGTCATCGGAAAAAAGATCAAGCACTATGCGCGTTATGCAAAAACGCAATGTTTCTACCGTATTAAGAGCGCTGCTCGATCAGCACGGGATCTCCCCCACGGAGCTTCACCGTCGCACCGGCGTGCCTCAATCCACTCTCTCGCGAATCCTCAGCGGGAAGATCGTCGATCCTTCGGACAAACACATCTCGAAGATCGCCGAGTACTTTGCCGTGAGCACTGACCAGTTGCGCGGCCGTGCGGATGTCGCGCCCGCCGTCAATTCCGGTCGCGATGAATTGCATTCCGAACTCAAGGACATAAGCCTGTGGGATGACGATACGCCCGTCGATGACGACGAGGTGTCGGTCCCCTTTCTTCGCGAGGTTGAATTGGCTGCTGGATCAGGAAGATTCGTCATCGAAGAAAGCGAGCGCTCTAGCCTGCGCTTCGGCAAACGCAGCTTGCGCCACAACGGTGTGCAGTTCGACCAGGCCAAATGCGTGACAGTGCGTGGCAACAGCATGTTGCCGGTACTGCGCGACGGCGCCACGGTGGGCGTCAATGCCGGCAAATGCGGGATCGGCGATATCGTCGACGGCGACCTGTATGCGATCAACCACAATGGTCAACTGCGGGTTAAACAGCTTTATCGTTTGCCGACGGGGATTCGCCTGCGCAGCTTCAATCGCGATGAGCATCCGGACGAGGACTACACCTTCCAGGAAATCCAGGAAGAACAAATCGTCATCCTCGGTCACGTCTTCTGGTGGGGCATGTACGCCCGTTAACCTCACCGCTGTCAGATAAAACCCGCCACTGCGCGGGTTTTTTTTCGCCTGCTGAAAACCGCCAACGCCTTTGTCTGTGGGGCTTTCATGCGTCAGTGCATTTTCAATGCATAAATAAATGCATTTATGCATTGACTGTATATGCATCCATGCATATTCTTTGTCTCAAGCCGCTCAACAAAGCAGCTCGAAACGAAGCTCTTTAGTTCCACCACAAAGGCAGCGATGAACCGGCCTCAACGGTTCAGAGGGTTGGCAACTGACCCGGGTGTGCAGCGTAAAGCACCAGAAGCAGTTATCCGGCGGGCAGGGACCGCGGTCGGAAAAACAATCTGAATGGACCCGTACCGCGCCAGTAGCGCCGAAAGGTCAACGCGAAGGATCGCATTACTGAAAAGCCTGGGTGACCGGGCTTTTTGGAATGCCTGCCTGGAGTCAGGCATATCAACCCCGCATTTGGGGTTTGCCTGTGCAGCAACTGCTGCGCAATCAATACATCTCACTCAATAGGTACAACCATGAACGGAATCAAAAAAATCATTGCCCCGCTGATGCTGGCTCTCGTCGGTGCTGCCGGCAGCGCTACTGCGGCGAACCTTCTGGTCAACGGCAGCTTTGAACAACCCGGCTGCAGCGACAGCTGCGTGCTGGACACGACCGCGAAAACCAATTTCATCACGGGCTGGACGACCTTTCTGTCGGGTGCCGAGTATTTCAACATGCGCGCTTCGATCCCTGGCTCTGCTGCAGCGGAAGGCGCAGTGATCGTCGATCTGGCTAACAACGTTTACAGCAATGGCGGTGGGATTCAGCAGAACTTTGCCACCGTGCCAGGGGCCAAGTACCGATTGACTTTCAGCATGGGCAATTCGCTGTACGCCAACCGATCCGGTGATGGTGTCGTGCAAGTGAAAGTGGCCGGTCAGACCGCGCTCTTCAACACGCCGACGGCCAAGGGTGGCGTCGTCGAGTGGAATACCGTGACTTACGACTTCACGGCTATCACGTCTCAAACGACCCTGGCCTTTTCCAACGAGCAGAACCCATACGTCAACTTCGCTTTCATCGACAACGTGATCGTTGAAAAGCTGTAGTTCTTCGTCGATCAAAACCAGCCGGCTCATTTCCGAGAGGCCCATCTCATCGATCCCCAGGAGGCGTGACATGACAAACGAGCAACAAGCGTTGCTGGACATGCCGATCTGGCTGGTCATCGTGCTCGCCTTGATGGGCGGGGTGTCTGGCGAAATGTGGCGCGCCGATAAGGAAGGCGCCCGTGGCTGGTCATTGCTGCGGCGTCTGGCCTTGCGTTCCGGGGCCTGCATGATCTGTGGGGTCTCGGCCATCATGCTGCTGTACGCCGCCGGCATGTCAATCTGGGCGGCCGGCGCGTTCGGTTGCCTCACGGCGATGGCCGGCGCCGATGTCGCCATCGGCCTTTACGAACGCTGGGCGGCCAAGCGGATCGGCGTGTGCGAAGTGCCGCCGCGTGATTCTCGTCCGGATCAATAACACCAACCCCTTTGCCGTTCTGGCAACGCCGACACGCTGCATCCCTCGCGCAGCGGAACGCTTCAATATTTCAACTGGAAGCCCCTTATGTCCCCCGACATCGATAAGCCGTCGCGGCTGTTGTTTGCCATTGCCGAAGCGCTGCGTTCGGCTGGCCTGGGTTTGAAGGTCGGAGGTCGTCAGGACTTCGACGGCACGTTCGATCAGGCGTGGGTCCTGATCGCCATCGAACGCAATGCACCCGGCGAGCGCGCCCATGACGGGCGGATCGCCCATGTTTTGACGGTCTCGCTGCAAGTCATTGTGTCGCCAACGCTGAGTAACCCGGGATTGGCCGCTGGCGATCTGGCGAGCGTACTCAAGGGATTGGCCACGGATAACCGCTGGGGCCTGCCGGGGAACCAATGCGACCTGCCCATGAACATCGATGCCTTGCCGTCGACGCTCATCAGCGGTTCGCAGGAGTACCTCGCCTGGACCCTCTCCTTTACCCAGACGATTTACCTCGGCGCATTGCTGCTGGAGGACACGCTGGGCATCCCGAAATTCGCCAAAACCTGGGAGGTCTCGAACATCGACGACCCGGACCAATACACCGCACTCGAGGGCTGAGCCATGTTCGATGCGCTTTTACGTCAGCAACTCGGCCCGATCATTGAGCGCCTGGCCGAGATGGAGGCTGAACTTGAAGACTTGCACCGGCGAACCGACAGCCTGTGTCGTATCGGCGTGTGCCAGGAAGTCGATGCGGCCACTAACACGTGCCGGGTCAGACACGGTGAATTGCTGTCCCCGGCGATCCGCTTTTTCAACCCCAGCGCCGGGGCGCAACGCGAGTCGCGGATCCCCTCGGTCGGCGAGCAATGCCTGTTGCTCAACCATGGCGGCGGCGAGGGCAGCGCTCAATCCGTGGCGTTGTTCGGGCTTAACGGCAATCAGTTTCCCCCCGCCTCGACACAGGCCTCGCTGACGCGTCGCCTCTATCTGGACGGTACTGAAAGCGGTTACGACGACGCCCGTCACGCCTTGCACTGGAAGAACGGCCCGGCTGCGTTCACTGGCTCTCGCGAAGCGCTCGAGTTGAATCTCGGCCCGGCGAGCCTTGCGATCACGCCTGAGGCCATCGAACTGCAACTGGGCGCGGTCGGCTTGCGACTCGACGCTTCCGGTGTGCACCTGAGCGGCCCGGTGGTGGACCACCAGGGACGCGTCATCAGTACCGCATAAAGAGTTTCCCATGATCGGAATCGATAGAAACACCGGGGCGGCGGTCGACGACTGGCCGCAGTTTGTGCAGCGCGCGACCCGGGCGCTGACCACGCCGTTGGGCACACGTCAGAAGCGTCCTTTGTATGGCTCGATGATCCCGGACCTGCTGGGTCGCAACCTCGGCGACGACCTGCTGATCCTTGCCCAGAGCCATGCGGCGCAGGCGTTTTACAACGAGCAGAACGGCATCAGTGATTTCCAGCCGCAGGCCATTGTCGCCGGCCGGCGAGGCGCCGGGCTGGTGTTGCGATTCGCCGGCACCTGGAAAAACCGCAGCCAGACCTTCGAGGTGGTGACATGAGCATGTTGATCCCTGGCCAGAACCAGTTGGCCGAACCGTCGATCGTCACCGTCGAAGCGTTCGAGGATTTGCTCGCCGAGTTCAAGACATTTGTCGTCGAGTACGTCGGCGCCCGGTCTCCCGAGACGGCGGTGAAGCTCAAGGCCAGTCTTGAAAACGAAAGCGAGTTGCTGACCCTGGCCCTTGAGGCGTTTTGTGTGCGCCTGCAAATCCACGAACGAAAATACAACGCCCGCATCATGCAGATGCTGGCCTGGTGGGCGACCGGCAGCAATCTGGATGCTCGCCTCGCCGACATGGGGCTTGAGCGTCAACTGCTCGACCCGGGCGATCCGGCGGCATTCCCGCCGATTGCCCCCGTGTACGAGAGCGACGATGACGCCCGGTTGCGTTACTACCTGGCGCCGCATGCACCGGCCGCCGGTTCGCGCATGCAGTATCGCCGCGAGGTGTTCACCCTGGGCGAGCGTCCTGTGGTGAAGGTGGAAACGGCGGCGCCGGGGGAGGTGACGGTCACGTACACCTTCGATCCGGACGGCCATGCCGCACAGGTCAAGGACGGCAACGGGCGTCGCACGGCGCCCGGTGAGGTGATGGTCACGGTGCTTGCAAGGGAAGGCGATGGCACCGCGTCCGAAGAGCTGCTCGACGGTGTGCGCCAGCACTTCGCCCGGCCTGACGTCCGACCGGAAACGGATCGGGTCACGGTGCAGGGCGCTCACATCAAGAACTACAAAATCCGCGTCGTCGCGAGGATCAACGCCGGTCCGGATTCGGGGCTGACCAAAGTGGCCGCGCAACAGCAACTGCAAGCCTATGCCCAGAGTTGTCATCGCCTGGAAGGGCGGGTCGACCCGAGCTGGATCGACTACACGCTGCACAGCGCCGGCGCGGTTCAACTCGAGATTCTCGAACCGGTCGCGCCGATTGTGACGACCGCCTTCGAAGCGCCGTACTGCACGGGTGTCGAGGTCGAGGTGCTCACGCTATGAGTGACCAGACACCTCGTTCGAGCCTGTTGCCGTCCAACAGCTCGCCGCTGGAAAAAGCGCTGGATCTCGGTTTCGGCGCATTGCTTGATCGCATCACGCCGCCATTTCCCGAGCTGATGAACCCGAAGGCGACGCCGTTGGCGTTTCTGCCGTATCTCGCCGCGGATCGCGGTGTCAGCGAATGGAGCTCCGAGGCGGCCGAGGCGGAAAAGCGCCTGACGGTTGAATTCGCCTGGCCCACGGCGCGGCAGGCCGGGACGCGACAGGCGCTGGAAAACGCCGCGAAAGGATTGCGGTTGATGCCCGAAATCCGGGCCTGGTACGAGCAGACACCACCGGGTCAGCCTTACAGCTTTTCCGTCAGGGCGTTTACCGAGCAGCCCTACAGCGAAGAAATCGACGCACGTCTCGACCGGCGCCTGGCGGACGCCAAAAGCGAACGCGACATTCTGTCGGTGTCCGTGGGTTTGAGCGCATTTGGCAGTCATGTCATCGGCGCGGCGACGCTGTGCGGCGAACTCACCACGGTGTATCCGATTGTCATCGAAGGGCTCGAAGCCTCGGGTCAGGCCTTTATGGCTGCCGGGCTCTACACCGTTGAAACATCCACTATTTATCCTCAGGGGGCCTGAATGGCTGACTATTACACCCTGCTCACGAATGCAGGGATTGCCTACGAAACCGCCTGCAAGGCGGCGGGCGTGCCGATCAAGTTGTCGCAGATTTCGGTCGGTGACGGCGGCGGCGCGGTTTATAACCCGGCGGCGACCGCCACCGCGCTCAAACGGGAAGTGTGGCGCGG